TGGATGCGGTGGAAAATGGGTTTGAAGATGGGGAAGATATCAGAACTGCATCCTTCTTTCAAAAAGCTGATGGAGATATGAGTAATTACTTAACAGATCCTTTATGGTTAAGTCTACCAACATGCAGGATTTTAATTTAACCGGATTTGAAGAAACACTTCCTGTTCTCTCACTATTGAATAGTCTTAATTCTGTTGTTGTGGCAGTACAGGTAAATATAACACCTAATCGCTCATATTGGCTTGAGCCACTGTGGTAGGTATACCCAGACCCGCCAGTTTGAACCTTGATACCATCCAATGCTGAGTTACTTAGCATGTCAACCATTAATATGTAAGCATGGCCTACTACCAGAGTTGGAGTAACATAAGCTTCCTGATAATCATCGGATAATGCGGTAAATGTAATCTCATTATTTGCTACAGAGTATACTTGACCTGCCAACCCTAACCCAGTGAGATTGCTGATTCCGTCACTACCCCCTACCATGTTATTATAGATTACAGGAATGCCTTCATAGTCATCAATTGTCACAGTTCTGTCATAACCACTTGCTGTTGTTCCTGCAAAGTTTGTGAGTGTTCCATTATAGCCTGTATTTAGCGTTCTAGTAGTGTTTGTGAATGGAAACATTAATTTTCCTGCTTCTGCGGTAAGGTTTGCATAGCCTAATGCAGTTAAGTTAATAAGCATAGCTTCATCCCAATAAGCCACCCATGTACTGGTTGTAGTTCTGTACAAATAAAATATAGCGGTTGTTGCTGTGGCGGTATAAACAAGAGTAAGTTTTTGCCATACACCTATTTTACTTAAATCGGGAAGCACGGATATATTCCCAAATTGCAATCTTGGTGCTTCGACAGAAATACTCTCAATATAAACCCAAACAGAAGCGTAATACACATTTCCTATTATTGTATTTATGGTGGAGTAGGCGTATTTACCAGAATTTGACTGAGCTATCTTGATAGATTTTGAACCATTATAACTAGCAACATTTGAAATTTCGCATGTTCCACCTGCTATAATCCACCCAGTAATAGTAGTAGCACCAACCGCATCAGCTTCAAAATCACCATTAGTTAGCATATTAGTATAGGTAATCGGTATATTAGCATTAAGCAAGTCAAACACCACGTTACTATGAGGAGAGGTATAGGGTCTATCCATCTTTCCTGCTCTATCAAAGTCATAATAAACCACGCCACCAAGAGAACGAACTAATTGAATCTTATCTTGTGGAAAATCCCTGCTAACTAATTCGTCCCCTATATACACATCGTGGTCAGTTTGAACTTCATCTTCTCCTAAATAAATAGGCATCAATCATCACCAACTTCTGTTAAAATATCGACCAGTGACTTCTTTATGGTTGTAATAGCTGTTTCAATTTCAGTAAGTCTTTTTGCATTTGTTCCAGTCCCATCTAAATTTAAGTCTTTAAGTGACTGTCTTACCGCTTTACGTTTATTGTTGTCAGTCACCTTTTTCTCTGCAAGCGCTACAACTAATTGCTCAATCTTCCTCATATAGTCACCCCCAATGCTATTGCCAGCACGTCAATGATCTCATCAGATGTCAATTCTACAGTCGACACTCTTTCTTCTAAGGTTGGTTCTGGTGTTGGTGGTATCTCTCTAGATACTGCCTCATAGATGGCAGTTATACTGTCCTCGGCTACATCATACCTAACAAAGGATAACTGTTGGGTTTCTGTATCGTATTCGGGCATAAAATCTGAGTACGGCAACCAACCCTCTGTATGGAGAATATCAGTAGGAAGTAAATAATAATTACTTACCTCTCTGCCATCTGAAAGAGTGCCTCTTACTGGCAACCCTACTTGTATTCCTGCTTCTGTCATTTTTGCGTGCATATTTACCTCCTAAATTGGGGCATCTGCGATAATAAAGTTATCGAATTTGTTTGCGCCCCCAGCCGTTTGCGAAAAGATACCATGGTAAGTATTAGTCAAACTGTATGTATCCGTCAATTGTATTCTCAACACACCATCTAGGTATACAGATAATAATGACTCATTAGCTATCACTCTAAGTTTGTAAGTAGTGCCAATGACAGGAGTAAAATCATACGATCCAAGAATAGTGTCGGTCCAATATGCTGTATGTTTTTTTAAATATAATTTATCTGAAATATGTGCCATATAGAAACCAGCCGCATATCCAGCTCCTGATCTACGAAAAGAAATACCAATATTTGACCCATATATACAATCACACTCAACTAAAACATTGGCTTTACCAACAGTAAGGGATGCCATACACGCATCTACATCTTTAGCGTAAGGATAAGCTTTGCTGTCTAATATACTTATTGTACCTAAATACGCCCATGCTTGCCCTGTATCCGCATTTCCCAATCCTGCTGTGGTTGTATTTACTCTATTGAACTTATCGGAGGCTAAAATATTTAAAGATGTACTTATGCTCTTACAGTAGAAACTGTCAAAAAGTTGTCCGCCAGAACCATAAACCGCAATACCAAAACTTTTACTTGTTAAGAAATCCGTAGATTCTGTAGCGGTTATTCGTAATACTCCATTAAGATATACTTTTATTAATGTTCCTTCTATAATAACCTTAACCAATAAATTATCTGTAGGAGTAAAACCATACGTGCCCAATGTAGTTTCTGAAGTTGTATATTTTTTTAAAGATAATGCCCCACTTCCTACTATAACAAACAAACCTCCACGCAAGAAAAGACGATGTTCTCGTACCGATCCTGCATTAACAAATGTCACACCAACCTCAACATCTGGAGACGGAGCAATAACAGCTGCTCCATTATATTGTCCCGATGATGACACCACTCTAGCTCTGCCGCCAACCACATCCCATGTTCCAGAAACACTCCATGTTTCTCCAGTATCAAGTGCGCCAAGTGCGGAACCATCGATTTTACTAAAAGAGTCTGTTATATAAAATTCTGAATTTGTCTTGTGGTGCTTCTTAGCAATATCACACAATCTCATCCTTTACACCCTCCGTATCCAGTAGCCAGCATAGGATGTACCACCGTCAACAGATTCATAAGTGAATAGATATTGCTGTCCTGCTGTCATGGTTGGCAGTGTCTCGACAAATATTACTCCTGCTGGATGGGTTAATGCACATACGGTCGTCATGACTGCTAATACAGAGATAACCACCACTTTATTTGCGGTTGCAGGAACGTTGGATAAGCTAATACTTTTTGCATTTGCATCAGATGATGTTATTTTGAAATTGGCAATGTATTTGTTTGCAATATCGAGCGTGAATATATTGGATGCATGGTCTACCGCTGTTATATCTGATGAAATGTCATCTCCAAACTCAGTATCATAAGGAGCATCAGACTTCTTTCTTAATATTTGCCCAGTCAACCCATCAGGGGGAATCACTTGTGCATTGATAGTCTTCTTAACAAATCGTAAAGTATCAACCGGTTTAGTAACCAATGCTGTATTCTCAGATTCGGTATATGTTCCAACCTTAACCTGACCTACACCTGTGGTGAGGTTTTGATCAGTTATAGAGTCACCAGTGCCACTGCTTGGAAGGTCTACCCAATGAATATCATACCAAATAGGTCCAGTTTTAGCCAATACTTGTCCAGTAGAACCTACATCATTAGAAAATAAGTTAGGCATACTCCACCATGCAGTAGGAGCGTCTGTGTCTGGCTCATTATTTAAGTTATCACCTAACTGTGAACACCATACTCCACCATAAGCATCTCTAGCTAGATCCCATTGTCCATAAGTTACAGTAGGATCCCATTCAGCCATAAATATCTTCTTATCTGGAGTTCCACCTGTTGGTGTAACCCATGCGACACTTCCTGCTGTTGCTCCTGCGGTTAAAACTTTGCCATTGTTGGTGGTGCTAGTGGCTGGGACGTGAAGGTTGCCATCCCCGGTCGGATGAGCATAGTTATTGGCACCGGAAGCAATGCCATCAAGTTTCGTTTTATCTGCACCAGTCATCAAACCCGAATTGCCAGCCGCAACAGCATTGGCTATAACGTCCGAACCGCCAGTAACATGAGCTGAAGCGTGTGTAGAAGATGCTCTTGTAGTATCCGTAGGATGGACATGATCTATTCTTGCAGCCGCATCAACCGAACCAACTCCTTGCGTACCATTAACTTTAACATCGGTAGCTGTAGTGCCATAATTTTTGTTAAACGCTGTGTTTTTAACAGTTATTAAAGGCTCTTTAGCATTTAACGCTGTCTGTTGGGCGGTTGAGACAGGTTTATTTGCATCCGAGGTATTCGTAACATTACCTAAACCGACGTTCGTAGCCGTCACTACCACATTAGCACTTAGCGCCTGACCATTGACGGTGATCGTGTTTGCAACAGGAGTAAATCCTAATGACGCTTGTTTTCCGCCAACGACGATAGTCAGAGTGTCAAGGAGGTCTTTTAATATTTTACCTTGATTTGCGGCTAATGGTTTATTGGTGTCGGTATGCGTAACGTCGTTTATAACATCAGTTATATTTACTTTTGATGTTGTCACACTATCTAGAATTGTTTTATTCGACTTAATATAAACAATAACTTCCTGTAAAGTATCTAATGTCGTATCGTCGCTGTCTAACAATACTTGTAACCCAGTGATGAGCCCTCTAAGTTTCGCAAGGGTATCACCATCAGTCGTAACTCCATCTTTAATAGTCGTAATAGCGACATTAACTTTTGTCTGACTACCTACCGTGGTCTCGAAACTACTATCATTAGTAAGCTGTGAGGTTGTGGCGGGAATAGTTGGCTTATTATTCAAATCGGTGTAGCTACCAGTCGTGGCAACTGCGGCTAATCCCGTAATCATTGTGGCATCATGCTCGGCTGGATGTGTGTAATTGTTAGCGTTTCCCTCGACGCCAGACAATTTGTTTTTCTCAGTTGTTGTGTAATCATTATCGGTATGTACATACGTGGGATCCGATACAAAATAAACATCATTCTCAAGCTGACTAAGCAATGTGTTGTGCGGATTTCCACCTTCTTGCGAATGGTCGTACGCCGCCTTTCCCCTATCCCCTCGATATGCTGTAGTTTGAGACTCGCCAAGTTCTATCCCTCCGATAGTAGCCAGCCATTCTTGTTCGGTACCGATAAAACCATTATCAACAGCGATCTTATAGGCCGATCTTCCAGGAATCGGTGTGCTCATGGTCAGATTAATTGTTCTAGACGCTTGTGTTATCTCTAAATTCATATTGTTACGTCCTTTCTAACATCGATAGCAATAGTATCAGATGATAATATATCGCCATTAATATCGGTATATTGTATATCAGTGTATAAGACACTTCCTCCTGGCCAAGACTCCGTTGATAATGCTCTAAATATATATTGGCCCGGAGTATCCGTTTCGGTAATAATCAGATCTGAATACAAAACGCCCCCGCCACTGCGAATTTGCGTCTTGAAACGTGCGGCTGCACCCGATATAGCTTCCTCATTAGCATCTTTCGCTATAATCGTGAAGTTGAAAGTATCTCCTCTTTTTACCATCAGTCGGTCCATACTCCAAGCCCTCCATTTTATTTTCCTTGTTATCCTAAGCCGTATTTCTCTTTATCATTATGAATTCTAATAACTCTGTTAAATTATCAAGCATTCTTATAGTCTCGTTATCATTTAGTCCTACAGCTATAGCCCATCTAATTTCTATAGTTTGTCGATGCGCCTCCACTGTTAAATTTCTTAATATATCGTACTGACCAGATTTAATTAAAGTTGTCATGTCCGCCTCCAAGCGTCCAGGTGCTTCCCCTGAATATTACATCCGGTTAGGTCTTGCCGGTTTCCTGCCGGAAAGTTTATCGAGTCGTCCGGCTACTCTACTGACCGCCAGGCAAATAGCCAATCAGAACGCAAAGCCCCTCCCGAAGGGGAGGTTGTATATAATCCATTAGGGTTATATCGTACTTATACTTATTGGTTTATTATAATAAGCCTAACTCCTTGCGCAATCGGCCTTCCGTCTTACCTTTGGTCATAATAAAATAATCGCCAAAGTATTCAAGTGTCCAACCTATAGCTGAGATCATTGGGTTAATACAAACCATTGAACGATTCTCTAAGAATGTAATGGCTTGACCTTCTGTGATAGTTATTCTACCGTTCTTATCAGCTACCGCGCCATATCCTACGGGAAAATCCAAAGTCTTACAATTCGTCCAAATTGTCTTTCTATTCATCGAGGCGTCAATATCTTTTGTGAAGAATATTATTTCTGTAGCCACGTTTAGTTCATCAATAGGTGACCGATCAAAATCGCCCCATGATTCTTTCAACATGCTAGCTGGTAAATACCCCCAACCGCCCTCGCCCCATTCTTTACTCCACGTATTGGCAAACTTAACGTAACATTGACCGTTATGATATAAAACATCATGCGCAAGTACGGCGTGACCTCCAAGCAATGTTCCGCTACCAATAGGCACCACCCCCGATGTTGCCGCGTTCGTAATATTGCTATAAACGTCAAATGCTATCCAAGTTGGTACCTCTTCTTGTTTGATGTATTGCGCCAACTCATAAATATCATTTAACTTTGCAAATCCGTCTGTACTAAAGGCGACTGCTTGCTCTTTGTATAGCTCTTCTTTCTTCATAAATGCGGCTAAACATTCGGCGTATGTACCATTTTCAATTGGGAATAACTCGCGAGGAATAAATCCAACCTTTCGTGCTAGTTGTTGGGTATCTCGACCCACCATACCTTCGCCCCTGAACAATGTGTCGCCAGGCCTATAACCATAAAACGCGGCAGGGGATAAGGGTGTATACTGCCCTGTTCTTTTCATAATACGGGTAGCCACTTTATTACACATTGTATAGGCTGAGCATAAGTACGAAGGCCCTTGATTATCGATGATTTGTTGCCGATATTTAGCAGATACTTCTGGCACTTTCCCATTTTTGTCAAGCATTTGTGGTGAGAATTTTACTATACTATAATCCTTTTGGTCTATTGGCGAAAATATGGCTCCGCACTTATGCATTATTTCCTCCTCTAGGCACCGCTCGTCTTACTGTGCGGTTGTTCTTTTCGAGTTTAGCTATACTTTCGTGCGCCAATTTGACGGACGCCTCGACAAGTACTAATCTCTCGCCGCGATTTATGCAAATATTCTGTTGTGTCGTTGTGTAGAGAGACATCGCATCCATTTTTTTATCTAGACTTTCAAGTTTTGTAAATACGACGCCATCTTCTCTAGCCTTATGTTCTGCCGATTTTACCCTTGCATAGAAAAACCCCATTCCAGTAAACGCGACGCCGATTAAAGATATGACTGCGGCAATTACCCATTCTGGTATCGTTGTTGTCATTATCTTATGCCCTCCATGTGTTTTATTTTGTCAAGTCTACAAGAGTATCATATTCCGACTCATCAATAATTTCTAATGCCCATTCTTTAGGAATATTAAGCACGGGCTTGTCCGTACAAAATCCCAGTTTAAACAAATGAGAAAAATAATAATAATTTGCCATCACTCGGGCTTTATGCATAACGCAAATAAACGTGGCTCTTTTATTTGGGGTACCAAACACTTCGTAATTATATGCAGAACACCACCCACAGCCATGACTTATTGGACAATTAAAGCATTCATCTGTAGATTGACTTTTTCTTGTTATTTTCTCTAAAAAATTAAAAATATTTTTTTGAGCCTCTGTTCGGATAAGTCCTGTATGAATATCACCAATAACAAATTTTTCCTGTTCTTCACCAGTGCAATAACCGCAGTAACGAAGACAAGGGTATACATTTCCATCCGGTGAAAAAGCTAACATTTTACCAGTTCCACCACACCAATTCTGGTTATCGGTTAGAGAATGCGGTTTCCCTATAATGTTACTAAATAATGACACTGATACTTGTTTATACCTGTCCTCTAATACAAGATAATCCGCAATTTTTTTCATTTGATCGTATAGTGTTAGAGCATTAACATGCGTCCAACCTTCCTCATATACACAATTGGCATGAATGTCGGTTAACCCTAAAGTCCACAAGTTCAAAATTGCCTCATGTAAATACTCAACATTTGATGGAGCAATGGTTAATTTTGTTGTGTGCATGGCATACTTCGAGATATGGAGTTTAGCATTTTTTTCAACAATATCATATGTTGGATCACCATTGTGGAAGCGTCTGCAAGAGTCATGCAATTTTTTGTTACCGTCTATTGTAATGCCTAGACTTACTCTTCTATAATTTTTTTCCATAAAAGAAAGAACTTTCGGAGCATCTGCGAGTATGCCGTTTGTAGATATTGATACCATATAATTTATAGCAAGACTTGGTATGGTAATCGAAGCTTTAAATTTGTAATACTCCACTAGACGATCAATTAGTTCAATCTCTAATAAAGGCTCCCCCCCTATAAATTCCAATATCACAGCTCTTGTATTCGTGTCATTTAACAAAGGGTTATTATTCATCTCGTTAAAAATAAGATCGATGAATTGTACGCCTGTATCATATGACATAACTGTACTGGTTTTATGATTTTGATAACAATATGAGCAGTTTAACTGACATGCTTCCGTAACTATAAATGTTATAGTTTTAACACATAATTCTTCATAATCTGGATGATATTTCATAAAAGCATCTTGAAATAATTGCATTCTTTTACTCATATGTCACACCTATTATTAGTTGAAAGTATAAGTTCATTAGTTAAACCGTTAAAACTAATCGAGGCACTTTTTTCTTCTTCTGTTTCTGCATATAGTTCAAGAAGAGACATCATAGTTAAACGATACTCTGCGTTTAATAATTCATACTCTTTTCTAAAAGCGTAATACACATCCGTAGTATACAGATGTGTACCTTCTCTAAATATAGATTTTAAGATATTGATATATCCATTTAATTCATAATCCATACGTTGAATATCATCCCCAGTTTCTTCGTTGACTGGTATTCTTTTTATTTCCATCCGACCAACATTTCTCCTTTACACACCAATTGTCTGATGATCTCCGTAAGTAGCATTTAAAAACTTCACTTCATCACTCAAAACTTTCAATGCGTCATAATTTGTTATATGCCCAGAAACCATATACCGTAATCTTATGACTTTTTCTTTTAGAAGCATGTAGCCATTATTTAACAACATAACTGGTATTGTTTCGATTAGATTTAAAGCTGAACTAAAAGACAATTGTGGAACAAGTTGTTTCTCGATTAACAACATTTTTGTAAAATAGTTGCTATCAAGTTCAACAATATTAGAGTTGATATCGTCAAAAATATTACGTAATTTTAACTCTGCTTGTGCGTCTGTGGTATCAAAAGAGCTAAAAACCATAGAATATACTACATAAGCAAACGACTCGTCAGTTATGTTTTCTCCACCAGATATTAATTGTTGTTTGAATAAATCTAGTAAAGTTGTGTCTATAATTCCATCTTTGGCTATCATGACTTTTAAATCCGATAATGTTGCAAGCATGTCTATACTCATAATCATATTTTTATTTCCTCCTAATAATTAAGTTTCACCCATACATCCCCATTGGCAACTACTGACGCAATCACTCCCACATCCAGTGCAATTATATGAACATGCACCGGAACAACCACTGGCACATGCCGCTGTACAGGTGCCAGTACATGAACCAGTACAGCCGCCAGTGCAAGTGCCACTACAACTTGTGCAACCTGAGCAAGTTCCGGTACAACTCGTACATCCCGTACAACCTCCGGTGCATGTGCCGCTGCAGCTTGTGCAATTATATGAGCAAGAACCTCCGCACCCACTGCATCCATCACACGAACCATCACACGAACCAGTACACGAACCAGTACACGAACCAGTACACGTGCTAACACATGTTGTTGTGCATTGAGTCACGCACATTCCTGTACAAGATGACGCGCAATCATTACCCGTGGCGTATTGGCTTCTTGGCTGTGCCTCAAATATGGTAATATTTGCTTCAAGTAAATCTATATTTGGTACGCTGTTATCAACTGTTTTTGACGAATGACTAACGCCAGTTGGATTTATAGACGCCATTAGATCTCTTGTTTTTTGCCAATGTTCTATTCTTATTGGTTTATCTTTGTTTGGCATATTAGTAAAATCATACCCAACACCACCATATGTAGTAATATCACCATACCCATTTCTACGTAGCATTTCGGCTTTAACTCTCGTTTTTAATGCAATAAATTCGCTTGCGTCTAATGACTTGTCCATTATTTCACCACCTTATGTCATTCTGAATATACCGACAACTTTTGGATAAATATAAATGCTGTCCAAAGCAATCTCATATACTGACGATTGAGTGTTTAGATTAATTAGAATTTTGATCTGATTATCTGTGGCTTTCGCTCCACCATAGTCAAATTCAAGATAAAAGTTTTGATAATTTGTTATGTCTGTAAATTCGGTTGGTAAAATAGTTCTGGTAGCAATGTCGGTAAAAACTCCACTGATATTTTTTTGGATTTTAATAACGATAGAACCCGTCACTATTGTTTTATTTGCGCTTCTTAACCTAACTGATAAGGAATATCCTCCAAATCTAAGACTATCAATTATTGTATTTACCAATGCCCCCGTTAATGTAGTGGAAGTATTAGCATACACACATTGCCCGTCCCAACATAAAGCATCAGCTTTTTTGGTTCCGGCGACGTCGGTATTACTTGCGTCTAATTCGATGTAGGTATTAGTAATAACATCATTTGCTAAGTCTTCTAAAGACGCTTCAACGTCCTCGATGCGGGACGTGTTCTCCGTAATTAAATTCAACAAATTACCAGCAGTATTTTCGTCCAAAATGGCTTGTATTGTTGTGAACCAATCATTAAATTCTCCGGCCCATTGAGCAAGTAAATCCTCAATATTCACCGTCTCGAGTACGCCAGCAATAAAGGGGCATGCTACCGTTCCTATTTTATTGGTGATATTCGATTGTAGAATAGACGAGACTCCCGCGCCAACATAAATATGGCATAAAGGATATTGATGCACAAATTCTGTCGATACTAAAGCGGTTGCTACAGGAGAGGAACCAGGTATTCCTTTTATGATTTTTATCGTACTTGCCCGTACCGAATCACTCGAATCGACCTCGAGCACAACCATATCAACTCTATGTAGCACCACCTCGGATTGGTCTATTGTGAGTAAGATATCAGCATCGTTATTTATCCATGTATGGTTAAACCAGGCTCGGCCCGTACCAATGTTAATGTTCATGCCTGTAGCGGCAGACACAATCAAGGCGTCACCAATTGATGCGAAAACGCCGTCCATAATAATACCGTCAAACAACGCTGACATTTGAGAAGCATTATAGCGACGATCTCCGCCTATTGAGTTATAAAAACCAGACGTTAAGCTCATGTTATACCTCCTATTCGAGCATAATAAATGTTGGGTACATGCTTATACCTGTCGTACTTTGTGTTCTAATAATTTCAGTAATCCTAGCTCGGGCTTTAATCCCATACTCACTAACGATCTGGACAATGTCCCCTAGGAAGAAATCCTCGCCATACTTGAATACTCGACTAGCTTCTACCTGCGCTTCAAAAGCCTTCTCGGCGACATGTTCTAATAAGTCTTCGGTGCCTCGTTGAGCTAACTGCGCTAGGTATGCTTCATCAGTCATGGTTATTTCATCTACCGTCTGTGAAAGATCTCTAGCGTCCGTATATAACTCCCTCCGAGCAAAAGAACTCCCTCCTCCAATAATCGTTGTTTTACGAGCAGCGCCTTCCCCCTCACCGGCAACAAGTGTTACGGTCCGCAATGTCTTCCGAGATTCAGAATAACTACTATTCATGATGTTTTCAAATTGTGGCGAGAATATGACGTATGGATTGGTAAATTGGTCGTAGGATCTATCGACACCAGAATATAACTTACACACTAATTGTTCAGAATCATCGGCCAGCGTTACTTTAAAACCAAGGTTATTTGTGCCACAAAGCTTAACCGTAGTATCATATAGATTAGTTCTTGTAAATTGAGCCTCGACAGTTAGTGACGTAATGGTTGGGTCATCTGTAGCCTCGAATATGAAGTTTGGCATGGCTCTATCCGGTATTGTCGGGACTATCACGTTTTCGGTAAGTAGTTGTTGTATCCCATTTTGAAGGTTACCACTTAACACGGTTTGGGCCCAGACGATACGACGTCCAAGAAGGGATTCTCCAGATCTACCAGTTATTATAAGGACATTACCATTCTCGACATCGAATTTTATCGCTATATCTTCGATAATCATCACGTGGTCCGATTCCCTCATCCAAAGAAAGTAGTCTCGCTGTAGAGTTTCTAAAGTATCTTGCGCCGCTTTGGTATAGATCTCAAAATCACCGTATCCACAATATCGATCTGTCCAAATTAGCGACTCAAAATTATCCAAAACGGCAACCGCGGCCATCTCGGTGTTTAACACTAATATTTCCATCTTAGACTCCTTCGTACACCGTCTGATTCTCTATCCTAAATTGTAGACTGGTGCCTCCAGTAGCGGCAGTAAACGCAAATACATTATCGCCTTTAGCTAATTGGAACCAATCGGCGTCCTTATCGAGACAATTTAGGATATTTATATATACGCCATCTCTTAATAACTGTACGTATTTATTACCTTTGACCGTTGACACAAAGATGTCGTCCCCGGCAATAATAGTCGAACCGGTTAAAGCCGCTAATCGATCGGTGTCTATTTTCATAACTTCACGCGTCAATGAATTGTAGATAGTTAGACTTGTAGCTGTGCCAAGAGCGTGAATATAAATAGTAACCCCTATTTCGGCATCTCCCGAATAATATATTGTCTGCTCTTGGTTAAGGATAACTTCACCGAGCTCTAAGAGGTCTTCCGTAAGTGAATTATTTTCGAACGGAAACTCAAATAGCGACTCAATACCTGCAAAAATCGTTACAGTGGTTCCAGTTTCGCCAGCCGAGTAAAAATACGGGTCGGGACAGAGTATTGAAATTTGCGTAGTCTCTTGTCGACTGAAGATATCTGGTTCGTTAGCCTCGACATACCCATAAGTCTCACAAATACGATTATCTGTTTCGATCAACAGTTTTACTCGTTTCTTGATTGGGAAATATTTGTACGTGTTTTGGCGAGTAGTCTCAATAGTTGGATGCTCAAGTAATTTTAAAGTTAAAACAATATTCCTTGACGTGACTCTTGCTGAGTTATACATTGATCCGTCGGCCGTTGATAGCTCCGTAGAGTTAATATTAGCTTTACTTGGGCCGAGACCTGCTATTTGTTGAATGAGGAACCCAGATTTCTCCGGGAACCTCAATTCCATTTTGAGTGATTCTCCTAAATAGTTAGTGACAGTTATGGCATTAATCATGCTCCGCTCACCAATCCTTTCATCGCCGAGATTTGGTTCCTCGTCTGCCGATAAATATCAAGTCTCGACAATGCGGCAGGAGAATAATTATTTTGTACGAAGGATATAGGCGCTGTTTGTGTCGTCTGACTAGTTTGTGGTGTATTAATGTCGTTGACCGAGTTTGATTGTCCTATGATTGGAATTTTACTATTGATCGCTGATACATTAATACCTTGACGTTGAGCAAAGAGACTATTAATCTTCTGTCCACCGGCTTCAATGTTAGTTAAATCGAGAACTGGACGAATAACCGGAGTAGAATCGATGCTCATATCGACAGTATTTGCGATGTTACCAATAGCGTTAGATAAGGACTTAACTGCCGTTTTACCTACGTTCGTAGCCGCGGTGGATACAAGTCCTGAGAATTTTATCAGACCATTAACAAACCCTTTATCGGCATACATTCCAACTTCCTCAAAGGCCGTTGATGGGGATTTAATTCCTAATGCAATTTTTGCGGCTTGTAACGCTTGTTTTGCTACATTAGCCACTGTATCGGCAAGTATTTTGGCTTGAGATTCTACACCTTTACTCATCCCTTTTACAATATTAACACCAATACCTTGCCAATCCATAGCGGTTATTGTGGTTGAGATGTCTTTAAATTTTTTAACAGTTTCTTCAGCTAATGTTGTGATTTTCTCGGCATATACGGTATTTAATTCTGTAAGTTGCTCGCCTGATGTAGTGATTAACATTAATAAAGAGGTCTCCCATGAGGTATTTAACTTACTTAACTCTATGTTCGCCTCATCTGCTAAAGTGGCTATTTGTTCAATGGTCTTAATCCGTAAATCTTGCAACTCGCTGATCGCTTGCGTATTGGCCTCGTTATATTTTGTTTGCCATAATGCCGCATATCGAGTAAGTTCTGGGGCGCTTAATGTGTTTAAAGCTTTGATTTGTGCTGCCGATTGCGGCCCCATATCAGTTAATTCTTTTAGGAGTCCAGCGTTGATGCCTTTATCGGCTAACCCTGTGATGTCTTTTTGCCATGATTCAAAAGCGGCCACTTGATCTTCAAGGTTTTTAACAAGCGTCGTTCCTGATATTGGATCTTGAGCTGCAATTTCGTCAAACAGACCATACGCATTATATAAGGACTCCGTACGCGACTTTACAGCATTGTCATACTCGTCGTTTAGACGTTGAATATCCTGAGTTAGCTTGTCATTGACCTCTTTTGTTTTAGCGTAGTAATCGTCTTCTAACGCTTTCTTCTTTTCAGTTAACTCTTTACTTAATCGATAAACTTCGCGATCTGCTTTTTTACGTTCTTCTGTACCAAGAGCATATCTTTGCTGTACTCGTTCCCATGCGGCAAGTTCTTCAGTTAAACTTAATTGATTGTAATACTTTCGTTCCTCAATCCATTCCATCGAATGGTTAAATGAGTCTTTTTGCGAAGTTTCCTCCGCTTTAATCAACTCTTGTTTAACTCTGTATACTTCTCTGTCTATTTTTTTACGTTCTTCACTGCCTTCTTTGTATTTCTTCTGTACATCTTGCCAGGCGATAAGTTCTTCAGTTAAGGTTAACTTACTATAGTACTTACGTTCGTCCATCCACTCAACAGCAGATTCGTACGCACCTTTACTCGCCGTTGCGCCAGCCGCAGATACTTGTTTAGACATATCGGAAGCTGCATCAACCGCTACGGGCGTGTTCTTTTTGAGACTATCTTTCAAATTATTAACAATGTCTAACCCGTATGTCTGATAAGCTTTTGGGGCGGAATCGCCAGCGTCCACGAGCTGCATAGCCATGTTTTTAACTTGATCAACGGCTTTTTTAGCGTTGTCTTTGATACCGTTATTAAAACCATCAACATGGTTGGACGCATCATCATATGATTCTTTTCCTGGTGAATGAATCCCAAGTACTGCTCTGAACTTTGTTAAGATTGAATCACCAAGGTTCGCGATGCTTTCTTTTGCGTCTTTGATTTTGTCTTTGATACCATTAATAAATCCCTGAACAACATTGGCTCCAATCAGTACGAACTCTTTGACTTTATCTTTTAATCCGGTAACACATTTATCAGCCAACTCGTTCATAGCCTCAACTATTGATGCGATTTTATTCTTGATGGCGTTTTTAAGAGAATCAATAAGTAATCCGCCAACAAGTTTAAACCCTACAATGGCATCCTTTAATATTTTGATACCTTGTTCTGTTATGGCCATCATTAGATTTTTAACTGCCTCCATAACGGCTCCGGTGTTTTTCCGAATTGAGTCAGCTAATCCATTAATGAACCCTAACATTAAGTCGAACCCAGATTGAATAATTTTAGGCAGCATCTTAGCGATTCCTGAGATAAACTGTGTTGCGATTTCAACAGCCGAAATAACGATCGCTTGAATATTATCACTAATCCCTTTCAGGAAACCTAACAATAACTTAAGACCGGCATCTACCATGGCTGGAATAAACTCAACAAGCTTTTTTAAGATTGATGTGATTAATACTATAACCGTCTCGACGGCCTTCGGAACAAGTTGGATGATAGCCCCAAAGAATTCTGTTAGCGCGATCACCATTGCAGCCGACATTGCCGGCGCGCCATCCGCTATAACCTTTGCAAACCCTACAATGCCCTCACCTATTTTTGCGATGATGAGTGGTATGAGATTAGCCACACTAGTGACGACTACTACTAAAGCCCCTGCGCCAGCAACACCAGCAACAGCTAAAGCCGCAAGTCCGGCTGAAAATAAGACCATGCCTGCCCCGACTGCTAAGAAACTTAATCCTAACAATGCGATGGCACCTGCTAATAACATAATTGCAGGAGCTAACGGTCCTAATAATAATCCAGCCAAGCCAATAACTACGAACGCGGCAGCTATTGCTAGCAACCCTTTACCAATTACAGCAAGTGGTAATATACCCAACACCGTAATAACCGGAATTAACATACCAAGCGCTGCGGAAATGATCAATAAGGCGGCGGCTCCAGGTAAAGCTTTAGTCATTGCGGTCATAGCGATCGCTATAATTGTTAGGAGGATACCGACGGCCAGCATACCTTGTTGTAGGGTATTAATATTCAGTTCTCCTAGTTTTTTAAGTACACCGACTAGTATGGCGAGTGCTCCAGCCATAACCACCATTGCTAATCCAGCGGCAAGAATTCCCTTTGACCCATTTGCGGCCATAGCAAATATTCCGAGTTCGATTAATACGATACCTATTGCTTTGAGTCCCTGCACTAATATTTCAATTGGCATTTTCCCAAACTTCTCGACAATTCCTGCTAATATAAGGATAGCCCCAGATAAGGCTATTAACCCGACTCCTGTTCCTACATTCATACTTGCTTTATCGATAATTTTCATAAACAAAGCCAATTCAAGAACTACAAGTCCAAGACCGATCAAACCTTGTGTTAAGACGCCTAGATCTAGTACACCTATTGCTTTAATGACTCCTACTAATATAAGTATGGCAGAAGCAAAGGCATTTAAACCTAACGTACTTTTTATTAATTTTCCGGACGTTTTATCAAGAGCTTCGGCAGTGTATACTAAAATTAAAGATAGAGCACCTAATGTACCAACACCTTGCGCAATTTGTGACCATGAAAGATCTCCTATTTTGACCATTGCCGATGTAAGTATAAGGAGCGCCGTGGCCATAGCTATCATGCCTACCGAGACCAACATAAGTGCTCCGGACTTCTTAGACCCGATAAGTTTTTCAAGTGCAACCATTGAGCCAACTAAACCTGCAAATAGAGCAGTCGCTGCAAGAATCGACGATGTAAGTTTTGTAGGGTCAATAAATGATAGTAAAAGTAGTGACGCGGCTAAAATAGCTATTGCTGTGGCAATTTTAATTAAGGCGCCGGCTTTTAGTTGTGTTTGATATGCCTCAAGGCACCCTCTAATCCCATCAAGAACGTCATTAATCCCATCAAGAACCCCGCCGCCACTAGATAGGAAGCCTTTAACCCAGGTTATAAATTTTTTAATAACTAGAAATATCCCAGTTAGCCCACCGACACCGGTGCCCAATAAAAGAGTATCAACGTTGACAGATTTAAATACCTCGGACATTTTAGTTTTGAACTTACCTAAACTAACACTAATTTTTTCTATTAGCTCTTTAAAAAATGTGAGAGGTTTAGTGGCGGTCGTTTTAAATGCCTCAAAAAAATCCGTAATCCCAGAAAGGTCGACACCCTTGAACGCTTTAAACGATTCTATCATACTAATAAAACCAGCTTTGACTTTCTCGGATATAGGCCCAATAATATTTCCAATTTTTGTAACTATTGTATTAAACACGTCGGCTTTTTTTATAGTGGACACAAGACTTTCGATAAAAGTGATAACAGAATTAATCGCTAGTTTAAACGCATCTGTTTTTTTTAGAGTTTCACGAAGTCCCACAAAGAATGTTCCAATCGACCCTGTAAGCCCTAATAACCCTTGGCTTGCTGGGGCGAATACTTTTATTAGGCTACCGATTCCACCAACAATCGCCACAAATGCATCTTTACCAATATCAAGAATTGCAAATAATCCTTTGAATGTCGCCTTTATAGCATCCGTAGTCGCACTACTGATTTTAAAATTTCTAGTAAGATCGCGTATCCGTTCCGTAATCTCAAGGAGTCTTTTGCCAGTCATTGCTGGGAATATATCCCGGAAAGCCTCTCTTATTGGTGCCAGAATTTCCGAAAGACCTTTGAATGTGTTAAATAAAGCCTCGACCAGATGATATTGCCCTCCATTTTCATCCCAAAACGACAATATGGCATTTCGAGCATCAGTCGAAGGTTTAATTAGGTTAGCAAACGCATTACTCATCATTGTTAGTATTGCGGTGGATTTATTCTTATCACCAATAATTTTTTCCCAAGAAACGGCCCACCCAGACTGCATCGATTCTTTCATAACACCGAGTAATTTAGTAAATGTTGTCACGTTCTGTGCGGCCTCAAGTAGAGCTTTATCTTTAGCCATTTTATCCATAGTCTTAATAAAGATTTCTGATGTTAACCAGCCTTTTTCAAGAGTATCTCTGAACGCGATTGAGTCTTCGACATATACGCCCATATCTTTTGCCGTCTGTTTAAATACTTTTTGAATCATCTCGCCGCCCATACCAGCGGTTTCCATTGATTTCCAATCCAAAAGTTTAACCGTGCCAGTTGATAAAGCTTGAGACATTTGATAGGTAGCTCCTGCCATCCTAGAGGCATCGACTCCGAATCCCGCAGCGACATTGGACAAGCCTTTTATAACAGTAATCGACTCTTTAAATCCTAAACCAGCAGCCGTAAATTTACTGGCGTTATCTGTCATTTGCGCGAAGTTGTAAATAGTCTTATCTGCGTAATCATTTAGTTCGGCTAACCCAGCATTAACTTGATCGAGGGTAGTCCCTTTACTAGCGGTGTTTGTGAGGATTGTTTGAATTGCGCCCATTTTAGTTTCATACTCGGCCAATCCGGTTTTAATAGGGTCTACCGTTAAGGATGAAACTATTCTCTTTCCAGCATCAAGGGCCGAATTCGTAATATTTTGAATGGCGGTAACCCCCATGATGCCAAGAGTTGTAAATCTACTGGAAATTGCATCTATTCCAGCCGCCATACCAGCGATTGAAAAAGACCTACCGGCTTTCTCTAGATTTGACATCCCTTTTACCGCGCCATCAAAATTTAGTCCGCCTTTTAATTTATCAATAGATGTAAGACTTGTTTTAATGCCGCTCTCAAATTGTTTGTTGTCAAACTGCATCTGGACGACGCGTTCATCAATATTACTGCTCATTGGGCGGTTACCTCCTTCCATACATCGTTCGTTATCTTATCAAATATCGGTTTCATTACGGGGTTTATATAATCTCGGCCTTGTACATATCCACCATTTCGAGTGCCATGTCCATATTGAATAACAATAGCTATCGGGACACCATTAATAACATTTGAATTCGTCCATGTTATTGTTACTTGACGAGGCCCTCGTTTTATTTCATATCCCCAGGAAGCAGCCGTTACGCCCGAATTAATCGGAGTGGCAGCTGCAAGGGCGGCGACACCTTCTCTCCCGTATTTTTCTAAACTCGCCAAATGGGCCTCTGAAATTGCTTTTGTCATGAATTTCTCAGTTTTATTGAAGTTCCCTTTATGTTTAATTATAATCATACGTATTACCCCCCACTATTTAATGATTGCCGACGAGCCGCGTTCAGAGAAGCATTTCTTCGCATTGTATCTTTTTTACTCATCTTTTTAGGAGGGGCATTCTTTATATTACACACATTTATAAGTGTTAATAGCCGATTAAGATGCCATTTCTGACATTCGAATGGTACATTTAGGGTTATCATCCAATAATAGATAACCTCAGCAGTTATAGTCTCTCGATTGATTGTTTTTTTTTCATTGTTGAAGGTGGTCGCGGTCATATCAGCCTCTATGTACTCACGTACTTGCCGAACGACATCATTAGGTATAAATTTGAATGTTTTTTCATCAACATTCTGGGTAATTGTCATACATTGAATATAATCTATTGTCTCTTCGATTGTTTTCTCGTCTTTAGATAGAAAGGGTTTGTGCCACTTTGACTCCCATTTTGAAAGGGAGATCAGAGAGTGTTCTAACTGCAACGTTTGCTCTTTAGGTGTAATAAATTCATTATTCACCTCATCATATTGCTCGATACCAGGTATCGTGACCTTTAACATCTCTGACCCCCCTGTTCAATCTTATTTATTTTGTACTGGACGGAATGATTCCATTCACGAAATCAGCAGCGGCCTCCGCGTTGCCAGATAATTCCACAAACAAATCACTATAAGCTTCTGTTTGTGAGAACGCGTCTCGAAGCTCCTGCGTCTTGATAAATCGTTTACCGTCCGGAGATTTTTCACCGTAAGATCTCAGAATTAAGTCTTTAAAAGCCTCGATAATTTTCTTGGAATCTTGCTCCGCGACAATCTTTCCTAGCATTTTAGCAAGGCCGCCGTCGGTGGACATTTCCATTTCGGTAACTTCCGCCTTTGTAAGGTTGAAATAAAAATCCTCTGTTCTTTTTTTGTCATCGAAATCGATGTATGTAATTGTTTTCTTTAACATTTGGTGTTAACTCCTTTCAAAAGTTATAATTTAATATCTTCGAGTTTTGCACGGTCTTCAAGTTTGGATTTGTATACTTCCATAGCCGTTAATTGACTATTTAGTAGCCCAAAGCTACATGCTGGTGTAAAAGGTAGAGTTCCCATTTCATACTTTTCAAGCATAATACGGAGACCCTCACAGCGTAGTTTTAACTGATGATATTCCGCACGAAATCGATCTTTATAATCCGTACTGACCATCATATCATAGGTATCTTTTAAGTCCATAATGATAGGCTCCTTTCAAATTAAAAAGCGAAGCCTCAACTCTTAGAGGCTTCGCCTAGTGATATATATTTGTTATTTTGATATTATGCAGCGAGGATTGTTACAATCTCATCTGGTAAAGGAAGTCTTGCTGGGGTTGCTGTATCTCCAAACAATACTAATTCAAGAGCAGCAAGTTTTGCCTCTGGCACTTTCGTAGAGTCAAGAACTACTGATGCTGTGGGTTTCTTACCAGTAACGGTGACTGGCGTAGTAGCGACTTCCCACGAGAAGGTGATTGCTTCGGGAGAATCGTTAATCGTCTGATAACCTTTCTCGGAAGGAGCAGCCAAACAGCCATAAACGAGATGCAGTTTATATCCATGATCCGCCCCGTCAATATCATTACCAATAGAAGTACGATACGCTAAACCGAATGTCTTTCTGGCCTGCTGACCAATCATAACACCAACTGAAATTTCTGCTGAGCCATCACAAAGTGCGAACTCATCTGGATATGTATAGGCTTCGATGGTTGCTGCAAACTCCTCCGCTGACATAATGTTGAAATATTTTGTGTCATCGGCATAACTCGGAGTTGCTTCTGCGCCGGATGGACTTTCCGTTACACCAACCAAACCATTCCACGCAACACCCAACGGATATGCGCCACTTGCGTCTTGAGGATATAACACCCCGTGCTTTACGCCTGTCTCAAAGAACCGCTTACCGGTTTCGTCCCAAACAATTTTTGCCATGTGAATAAGTCCTCCTTAATAAAAAATTTGATAAACATCGTGATTTAGATTGTCGGCAGTATAATGTCGTTCAAAATCGCACATACTCAAACGTGAGATTTTTGCCAGAATATTACTATCTGGGTTTTTATAATCTTTAGCTGCTTCCTTACGTCAAGCGATTGCCGGTCCTGTTGTAAAGATGAATTTATTCTCTAGACTTCTTAGTAGCTTTATGGGTGTGCTTCGTCTAGCACTCGGAAGCTTAAGCTTCTTAGGAACAGCTGCAAGGTTGCTTGCTTCAGGTTTGAACGTTATTTTGGGACTTGTTGGTATAACAATTGGTCCTGAGCTAGCTGTCATAGCACTTGTGATTGCAGGTGTCGCTGCAGCCTTTGTAGGTTTCTTAGGACCTTTTGATAGCTTTAGCGACAATATCAAATGGCTTGCAGATAATATCTTACATTTATTTGGTGTGTCTTCGAAGTCTAGCGCGGGTAAGGCCACAGAATTTCGTGATGCTGTAGGAGCTAAGGGCGTCATTACTGTAGGCAGTCAAAAGACTGACTTTAGTAAAGATATTCTAAATGCTGATCTTACTGCGCTGCCACAGAGCCAGCAGAAAGCCCTACTGAACTATTTCCAAACAGTTCAGGATATGGCTGATCAACTCAATGCCGAAGCTTTGCAAAATGGTGGTAAGCTGACAGATGCTTCCCAACGTGCTTGGGATGCAAAAATAGCTGAAGCCAAAGATATGATTGGTCGTGTACCTTTGAGAGAAGGCGCTACGATTCCTGATGATAATATTGGCGGGCAGATTGCACAACTTCAAGCTGCACGTGCAAAGCCAGATGACTCTGTTCTAGGGAATCTTGGTCGTGTTATCTTTGGTAAGGGTGAGGGTACTGGCTTCTCTGCGCGCGTAGCAGATTACTATAAGATTGCTGCTGATGCTGTTATTAGTGTTTTTGAAGGTATTAAAACGTTTTGGAAGACGGAGGTAACACCTCGCATCCATATAGTAGTGTCTACTCTGGTAGATGCTATCGAAAGTGTTCTTACACAAGCTGGCGTTGCGATATCCAAGACTCCGATAGGACGTACAGCAAGCCTTGCTAAAGCAGCATTTGTTGCAACACGTGAGCGTGCTAAAGATACGTCGCCAGGCTACACTAAACTCTATAACCAGTTCGAAACGGATTTTACGGCAAAAGCTGTAAAGAACTTTAAGTTTCTATCTGATGCTCAGCAAAAACAGTTTATAAATCAGCGTGATCAATATGATAAAGCTGTTGCAGCTGTTGCTGAGACTTCAAGAAATGGTAATCAGTTTGGTGAAAATACTGGTGATTATCAGAAGCGGCGTCAAGAAGAACTAGACCATCTTGCAAAGGTTTTAGTAAAGTATCGCGAAGTTGCGCAGGCGGCTGGTCAACTAGGTGAGCATAATGCACAAGTAAAGGCATTAAATGACACCGTAACAGACTTTGCAACCAAGACTAATAATCTTGGTGTAGCTTTTGGTTCCAAGGGTGAAAAGTTCTTTGGTGATGCTTCTGATATGAAGCGCTTTGAGAAGTATGCTGACGATTACAACAAGGCGAATGCTCTCTTAAATCCTAAGACTGATTCTGAAAAAGCTAAAGCGCCTAAGACTCTTAATGGT